GTATCTTTCTTATTGTTGTTAACAATCATCATCAGTATATGTTATAACAGGCCGACCGATTGCGGTTTTTTTAACACCAAAGGTTATATAGCGACCGTTACAGTTAAACCGGGGTACAGAATGGCTCGACCGACATCGGTGGAGGATCTTGGTAAACTTCTTGGGGTACCCTTCATTGACATTCTTCTTCCCTGCACCTTCTGCTCGCGCTTCCTTACTAACCTTGAAAAACTGCATTTCGACAAGAAGCCTCTGTCCTTGCTTTGGAAAGGAGGGTGTGTGTATGGGTGTTGTCAAAGTTGTGTGAGACGTTGCAGCTTTGTGGAAGCAGCCTTCCATCCACATAAAAGGGTCGCAGAGAAGGACTTATATCAGTTGAGCAAGGACCCAGTAAGATGCTCTGCGTGTCAAGCAACTCTCAGCACGTCTGAGAAAGTCCGCTGTGCTGCAGAAGGCAGTTTGAGTCGTTGTAGAGGAAGGGTCAGGGGCCCCTGCGACCTTTGTCGCTTGCCTTTGGAATAAAAAATGATTGGGCAAGGTTCGTCGATAGGTGACATTGTGCTGACAGAGGTTCCTGAAGCAATTGACCTGTATTGCGATGAGCACATGCCATCGGACGAGGAGGAGGAGGAGGAGGAGCCGGACGAACGAGAGCCATTTGGCGTGACGGTTGACTGCGGAGTATGTAAAAGGAGAGTGAACTTTGTAGTTCTCTCAGACGGAGAAGACATTCGGAGACTGCAGGATCTGCTCTTCAGCCTTAGCATAGTCTGTGTGTCTTGTGTCGAATCGCAAAGCTTCCAACATGGTGGATAAAGGTACTGTCGATGAAGAGAGTGACTGGGTATTGGTTGAAGCAGAGTGTAGTGATGTAGAGGACGATATAGAAGAATTTTTTGATAAAAGTACTTCTAGCTCTTTAGCAGACTTTGTAGATAACGCAACAGTGTCAGAGTGCGAGGGACTTTCCCTGGAGCTGTTTCGCCAGCAAGAGGCAGATAGAGAGGAAGAACATTTATTACAGCTAAAACGAAAGTATATTCGCAGTCCGGAAAAGGCAGTGGAGAGTCTTAGTCCGCGCCTGGAGAGTATTAGCATATCACCTCGAAAAAACAAAAAGGCGAAAAAACAGCTTAAGTGGAGTAATGACAGTGGACTAGGAGTATCTCAACATGAAGCTGGCGATTCTCTTAACCAGAGGGAGGAGACACAGGTAGAACTGTATGGTCCGGGGGAGGGCAACGGCGCGGAGGCATTATTCAAAAGCAAGAACCAGAGAGCGGTATTGTTTGCAAAGTTTAAGGAGTGTTTCGGGCTGAGTTTCACGGATTTAACAAGGAATTTTAAGAGCGATAAGACGTGCACAGCAGATTGGGTTGTGTGTGGGATATATATAAGTGAGGCTAGAGCTGAGGCAGGTAAGACACTGTTGCAAGATCATTGTGAGTATGTATTTGTATCCCAGGCGGCGTGTTGTGCATTGTGTCTTTTAAGTTTTAAAGCGCAAAAAAATAGAGAAACTGTACTCAAGCTGTTAAAAGGTATCTTTGGTGTTAGGGACTGTCAGCTGATGGCAGAGCCACCGAGAACAAGGAGTGCAGCAGCAGCATTATATTGGTATAAACGAGGAATGTCAAACTGTGCATTTACAGCAGGGCAGCTTCCAGAGTGGATTGCAAAGCAAACGCTGCTGGGGCATCAGCTGGCAGCAGAAAAGCCATTCGATTTATCTCAGATGGTCCAGTGGGCATATGACAATGATCTAGTGGAAGAAAGTGAGATAGCATACCAGTATGCCCTTTTAGGAGAGGAGGACGAAAATGCAGCTGCATTTTTGAACTCTAACAATCAAACAAAACATGTAAAAGACTGTGCAGTGATGTGCAGATACTATAAAAAAGCAGAAAGGGAAAGTATGTCAATGTCTGAATGGATACACAGAAGCTGCAAACACCATAAAGAATCAGAGCTTTGGAGAGAGATTGTGAAGTTTCTTAGGCATCAGACAGTGAGCTTTGTGTCCTTTATAGCTGCATTTAAGAGGTTCCTAAGAGGAGTTCCTAAAAGCAACTGCATAGTTATATGGGGACCTCCAAATACAGGAAAATCTTTGTTTTGCATGACCCTGTTAAAGTTCCTTAAGGGACGAGTCATCTCGTTCGTTAATAGCAAGAGTCAGTTCTGGTTGCAGCCACTCGCAGATGCAAAGATAGGTTTGCTAGATGATGCTACAAGGCCTTGCTGGGACTATTTTGATGCGTACATGAGGAATGCACTAGATGGCAACCCTATTTGTGTGGACTGCAAACATAAAGCACCCTCGCAAATTAAGTGCCCACCCCTTCTCATTACAACTAACCTCAATGTAATGGGGGATGAGAGGTGGAAGTATCTCAGAAGCAGGCTTTCCAGCTTTTGCTTTCCTACTGAATTTCCCTTTCACGATGATGGGTCTCCTGGCTTTATACTAAATGATGAAAGCTGGGCCTCTTTTTTTGCAAGGTTCTGGACCCATTTAGAGTTAAGTGATCCAGAAGACGAGGGGGAAGATGGAGGCCCTTCGTCAAGCCTTAGACTCTGTACAAGAAGAACTTCTCAATCTCTATGAGAAAGACAGTTCTGACCTGACAGATCAAGTAACGCATTGGAACTTGATGCGAAGGGAGCAAGTTATTTTGCACTATGCACGAAAGAATGCCATCACGAGAGTAGGCATGACCTTTGTGCCGCCACAAAATGTGTCTCAGCAAAAAGCCAAGGAAGCAATTGAGCAGGAACTGTATCTGCAAAGTTTACTAGGGTCAGACTATAGTAATGAGAGGTGGACCCTGTCAGACACTAGCAGGGAGGTGCTCCTAGCACCTCCAATGTACTGCTTCAAAAAGGGCGGAAGGCCAGTTGATGTGAGGTTTGATGGAGATCCTGAAAATGTCACGCAGTACACATTGTGGGGACACATATATTACCAGAATGCAGAGGATGTGTGGCAAAAAACTAAGGGACACGTTGATGATACAGGGTTGTATTACACAGCAGAAGGAGAACGTGTGTATTATGTAGTGTTTAAAGATGAGGCCAAGAGATATGGCACATCTGGCAAGTATGAGGTGTTACATGAACTTACGCAACCTGTTTCCACCAGCACCTCGCCCAGACCTACTGGGTCCACCGGTAACAGCACCTCCCTGGGCCCCCAACCCAGAACTAGCACCCCCAGGAAAAAGATCACCGATAGACGACGCAGACGACGAGTCGCCAGCCTCTCGAAGCCGACCACCGTCTCGACGAGAGGAGAGCAAGCACCGGCCCCAGGGTTGGTGGCTCCAACTCCAGAAGAAGTGGGGCGAAGTCATAGATCGCTGGGAAGAAGACCTGGAACAAGACTTGAAAGGCTTGTTCTCGAGGCCAGAGACCCTCCAGTAGTGGTCTTCAAGGGCGAGCCTAATTCGCTAAAATGTCTGCGATTTAGGCTGCGCAAGGGGTATTTTCATTTATTTCAGAAAGTGAGCACGACCTGGAGTTGGACTGCTGGTCAGGGGGAAAGGCAGGGGAGAGCGCGCATGCTGATGTCATTTGATTCTAGCGAGCAGAGAGAGTCCTTTCTGAGGCAGGCACCAATTCCAAGGTCTGTGCAGTGCTTTCTGGGGTCTCTAGATGACTTGTAGGGCAAGGTGATGGTTTAGAGGGCGTAGGTGGGAGGGCCTTTAGGGGGGTGAGGGGACGTGGGTTCTAGCATCAAAAAACACCAAAAAAATAGCAAAACCAAAAATCCCCATTCAGTGACTGTTTTTTTCTTTAATACTGCAAGTACATAACATAGGTAGAAGAAGTACAAAGTCCCTGTTCTGTCTCTCCTGTACCGTATGAATGCAACGATGCTGTAGTAGTCGTCTGTACTGTCTCACTAGCTTGTCATAGTATTACCATTGTACTGTTGTACCATTGTACTGTTTTTATCATTCTGAACCCTTCTCTGCCACATACACATAGATAATGGAACATAGGTTACTCCTTTGATATGCGTCTTCACAGTCTGTATAATACGTTTTAAAGATTCTCAGTCCACAGGCCAATTAATTACACGTAGATCAGCGATCAGAACAACACAACATCATACACCCAACTCTTCGACCTGTAAATAAGCAAAAACCCGGGCTCCCTGTCACGCCTGAGCGAGGTCTTGTACATAATAGGAACTAGTAAGGCAGCTGTAGTTAACATAGATGTAAGGTTAAGATAAGGTTAAGTAAGGTTAAGATAAGGTTAAGATAAGGCCATTTATAGTAGGTCCATGAACTAGGTAGCATAGCATAGCATAGGTTCTGAGTAGGCTTTAGAACATACATAAGACTTCCATACCACCGTCATACCGCCACATCATACCAGATTAAACCTGTTTATAGCATTATAGCAATGTTTCCAGCATAATTCAGACCATTAAACTGTGTAAAGATAACTGTGTTCTGTGTTTCCAGCGTAAACTAAGTGACTTCCAGCAGTTTGTTGTACCCTTATCTTCATCTTTCCATTCTACTTTCATTTGCCAACCACCACTGTGTCCAGGAAATCGTTTTACACATTTATTCTTGTTATCTCTGTTGCATTTTGGAAGTGATCCAGCTCTGTACAATTCAAGTGAACCCAAGATTTGTGACTTATATATAAGCCTCTGATAACGTGCTTCTCTGTAAATAGACATCACGATCCAACCTATCTAGCTTGCAAAAACAATGACTACCCGGTCACGCAAACGCCGCGCCGCTCCTCGTGATATATACCCCTCTTGCAAACTGGCAAATACTTGTCCTCCTGATATTGTCGACTCGATTGAAAATAATACTTTGGCAGATAAGATCCTAAAATATGGTAGTGCTGGTGTTTTTTTTGGGAGTCTGGGGATTGGCACTGGGAGGGGTACTGGGGGTAGCACTGGCTACATTCCTCTGGGAGAGGGTGCTGGGGTGCGGCTGAACACGAGGGTGTCCACAGTGAGGCCTAGCTTGCCCATAAGCAGTGTACATCCCACTGATGTCATTCCAGTCGATGCTGTGGATCCTTTGGGTCCTGCAATCGTCCCATTATCAGAGCTGCCCTCCATAGTTGAGGACCCGGATCCTATACTACCCCCTCGCTTTCCCACTGCTGTTGAGGAAAGTGTCATAGACTTTTCACCTGCTGGTCCAGGGGGTGACCTCCCGATACAATCTCCAAAGGTCACCACAACAGACACCTCAGCACTCATAGAGGTTACTCCTGAAACGAGGCCTCCCAGAATAATATCCAGATCACAGTACTCTAATCCATCATTTGAGGTGCACATCACATCTACATCGGGGTCTGGGGAGTCCTCTGCAGTTGACCACGTATTGATTGATGGCTATTCTGGGGGTGAGGTCATAGGGGAGGAGATTCCGTTGATAGACTTGCAGTCTACAAGGAGCAGCAATACTTTTAGCACCACTGAGGTTAGGGAGACCTCCTTCTTCACCAGCACCCCACGAGGTGAGCTGCCTTCAGCAAGGCCTAGGACCCTGTATAACAGACGCGTGCAGCAGGTTCAGGTTGTTGACCCTGCATTCCTGTCACGTCCTGGTGCACTCGTGACATTTGACAATCCTGCATACACGGACGATGTGGAGTTAATTTTTGAGCAGGATTTAGATGATCTTGCACGTGCAGCTCCACATGAGGATTTTAGAGACATTGTGTCTCTAGGCAGGCCTGTTTATGGCCGTAATCCACAGGGTGGGGTTCGAATAAGCAGGCTAGGACAAAAAGCAACTATGAGAACAAGGAGTGGTTTAAGAATTGGGCCCCAAAGCCACTTTTTTTATGATATAAGTGAAATTGCTGAGCCAGAGCTTGAGCTTGTGCCATTGGAGCCACCCTTTGTTGGAGAGCAAACAGGGGAATCAGTAGTGGGGTCTGCACTTGGCGAATTTGAAACAATAAGCTTAAGTAATGAGCCTGCAATATATCCTGAGGACACACTTATTGATGAGTATGAAGTAGTTGGCAGTGACTTGCAACTGATAATTGGGGATTCTGGAGGTGAGCGACCGATACCGGTCGCTGACTTTGCCAGGCCCCCAGCAAAGCTGTTTCCTGAGCTGGATGGGGTTCAGGTGATTAATGGGCGAGATGTATCTCGCTCAGCCACTGTGCCAGTTATTCCTGAGGACACTCCATTAATCATTATTGAGGTTTTGGATGGGAGTGGAGACTATTTTCTGCACCCCTCACTTTTTCGTAAAAGGCGCAAACGACCTTTTTTTTAATTTTTGCAGATGGCGGTCTGGCTTCCTGCACAGAATAGATTTTACCTGCCCCCGCAGCCATCAACCAAAGTGCTCAACACCGATGACTATGTCACTAGGACGTCTATTTTTTACCACGCTGGGAGCGAGCGGCTTTTGACCGTGGGTCACCCACTTTATGATATATATGATGCAGAAAATGAGCATGTAATTGTTCCCAAAGTCTCTGCTAATCAGTACAGAGTTTTCAGGATTCGTTTACCAGACCCCAACAATTTTGCATTTGGTGACAAAGCAATATTTGATCCAGAAAAGGAACGCCTGGTATGGGCTGTTCGTGGTTTAGAGATTGGTCGTGGTCAGCCTCTAGGCGTGTGCGTCAGTGGAAATCCTTTATTTGATAAGAATAACGATGTGGAGAACCCCACAAAATATTTTGCTAACCATGAGCAGGCGGATAATAGGGTTAATGTGGCATTTGACCCCAAACAAACACAGCTTTTCATGATTGGCTGCAAGCCTGCAATTGGGGAGCATTGGGGTCAGGCTAGGCGGTGTGTTGGGGAAGGCCACACGCCGGGCCACTGCCCTCCAATTGAACTAAAGAACACAACAATAGAGGATGGAGATATGATAGACATTGGCCTGGGTGCAATGGATTTTCGTGTGCTGCAGCAAAATAAGGCTGGGGTACCACTGGATATATCTAACAGCGAGTGCAAGTATCCAGACTACATTAAGATGGCAAATGACCCATATGGGGACAATTTATTTTTCTATGTGAGGCGTGAGCAGCTATATGCAAGGCACATGTTCACAAGATCTGGGAACTTAGGTAATGAGACAGTACCCACAGATAGATATGTTAATAGGGCAGACAACACTATCCCTACTTCTAATTATTTCAGCACTCCCAGCGGTTCACTGGTATCCAGTGAGGCTCAGTTGTTTAATAGGCCATACTGGATACAGAGATCTCAGGGTCAAAACAATGGCATTGCCTGGCAAAATCAATTGTTTATCACTGTGGTTGACAACACGCGGGGAACTTCACTCAATATTATAATGGGCAAAGATGATAAAACAGCAACTGGAGACTTTAACCCTGCAGACTATAGGTGCTACATGAGACATGTAGAGGAGTATGAAATATCTTTGATCTTACAGCTTTGCAAGGTTAAATTAACACCTGAAAATCTAGCCTTCATACACACCATGAATCCTGATATAATTGAGGATTGGCACCTGAATGTCAATCCTCCTGCAGGAGCTATTGATGACGTTTATAGATTTATCAACTCTCTTGCTACGAAGTGCCCAGATAATGTCCCACCCAAAACAAGGGAAGACCCATATGGCCTCTATAGATTCTGGGAGGTGGATCTCAAAGATAAAATGACTGAGCAGCTGGATCAAACACCTTTAGGGCGCAAATTTTTATTTCAAACAGGGGTCTTGCAGCGTAGAGCTAGGCCCGCTAATAGGGTTTCCACAAGCACTACCAGAAGGGCTGTAAAGAGAAAGAGGGCATCTAAGTAATGTACATGTGTATTACCCTGCAATGTAATGGAACTGCACTGTGAATTACCCTGCAATGTAATGGACTGCACTGTGAATAATTTAATTGTTCTAATAAACCACCCTGCAACTAAATTGCATTGTTTGTCTTCATTGTCCGTCGCTTTGTCACCCTCTAATGGTCCAATGGCCTTTGACCGCGCGCGGTTCAAACGACCGCACCCGATCCTGGCACACCGAAATCGCTCTCTACAAGTTGGCTCTTGTTTTGGCTCAGAAACAGCTTTTGTGTGCCAGAAACCTTTGGGATTAACTTAACCGCTATCGGTCCTGGATTTCTGCCCGGAACATCTATTTCGGTCGTGCTGAGCACCGGAGGCGCTCGTAAGCAGTGA